TCTACCGTCATCTCGCTTGGGATTTCGGTGCTGACCTAATCACCTATAAACGCTGGTTTAGTTTTGACGTATATCACATCCACGTCGTTCCCGGCCCCGCGAACCGCGCCATTGCTTGTCTCGTGCCTGCATATACGTGCCGCCTCCCCCCTGCTCTTTTCGCTTGGTTGGGCTTTGCCCTGCCGGTGCTCAAAAGAGTCTCAATATCCTCCAACCAACACATCGTTCAGCTACGTTCTGTTGACCCTAAAACATGTGATGTGCTTATCAGCACGCGTCTACACACTCCTGACGCGGCTGAAGTAACAGTCAAGCAATCAACATGGGATGCAATCATGTATCATATCAAGGTCACGCAGACGCCAGGCGTCGGTGGAGTGGCATGTGTCGCCGAGAATTGTGGTGAGAAACTGACCGATGGTCAGAAGTACCTCCTCGCTCAGGCAACGCGTACGCCGGCCGAGATTGTCGACCCCGTGAATTTCACGCGTGGGACCATTCTCGATCCTGGCAAGCCCTTCGCTAGCTTACCCGCTGAGCCTTTGCTCCCACCCGCAGCTGCTGCTACGACCTCTGAGGTCAATGTGGCGGCAGCGGTGAAGGAGAGGGTTACGGATGTCAAGAACACCACGCAAGTCCCTGACGTTTACAAGCAATATGCTACTGAGTTTAATTCCATGCTGTTTCCAGCTACGGAGGCCAAGCTCACCAAGCTATCGCGCGATGACACCATTGCTCGTTTGATCAACACTCCCGCCAAGAAACGGAAGTATTTGTACAATGAGCTTAATCTCTCACCCTCTGATCTCGATGCCGTTTTGGCTTTCTTGAAGAAGGAGGTTACGGAGAATGCTGTAAAGAAAGGCGCTCCCTCCCGGCTTATTTTCCCGGTTGAGATCGAGTCGCTGATCCTCGTCGCACAGTTTACGTTTCCTTTGAAGGACTGGCATAAGGCTAATCGCTTGCGCGGTTTGGCCGGTGAAATTGAACTCCACACACCCTATATTGTTGGCTTGACTCCTGAAGAGACCGCACGGGCGGTCACCGGTTTTGTTAAATCTCGCGCTGGAACCCGCGACACCGACTTCAGTAAGATGGATGGGACTCATGGACCCTTCAATGTGGCCCAATATGGACACCATGTGCGCAGTGCCTTCCAAAAGGAGCATCATGCCGAAATCGATGCGGCGTTGTCACGCAACACGAATCGGATAATTAAACTACCCATCTTTCAACAGGGCAGAAAGCGCGTCAAATTTCGCTCAGGGACTATGAACCTGAGTGGGAAAGCTGACACCACGGATTGTAACAACCATTCGAACGCTTATGTCCAGTACGCCGCTAATCGTAAGCGCGGCTTGAGCCCGGCTGATGCCTTTAAAAACATCGGCCCGGTGTTCGGAGATGATAGTATCGCTGACGCGCAGTCGGACCTAGAAGAAGTGGCCAAGGATTTGGGCATGATCATCAAGGTTTCGCCGACTGTCCCGCGAGGCGGTCCTGTGGTTATGTTGTCCCGCGTGTTCGTCAACCCTGTACATACACTCACCTCGATTTGTGAGCCTGTCCGCGCCATAAGCCGTATTCCTGTAACAGTAAATAAGGATACGGCAGCCGGGCTGGCCAATAAGGTGGCTGGGTACATGATAACGGACTCACATGTGCCGGTAGTCAAGGAATACTGCCAGGCGATCAGTCGAATTTATGGGTCGACTATAGCC